GCCAGCATTGACGCCGTGCGTGACGACGAAGTGGCCGCCTTCTTTGTTTCGCCTTGGCGCCATGAGCAGCATCCGCTGCTGGGGCTGTCGGACTAGAACCGGTAAATTGCGCGCCTGGATTTTGAACCGTTGACTTGCTGTGACTGGTGAACGCCCCTCGCCGAACCCCCGCCGCTTGTCGCTTGCGCCCATGAGGATCAGCCTTGTGATCACACATGACGAACTGATTTTCTGCGTGCGGCAGAAGTACCCCAATCTTGTTCACGGCGTCGATTTCTGGGTTGGCCAGAACATGTGCCGCGACACCGGCAAGCAGCTCGAAGCAGCACGGCTGCACGTGCTGGGCCAGCGCGCCCGCGAGGAGCGCGATCGTCGCCTCATGGCAGCCGACGCCATGTTCTACAAGGCCATGGATTCCGGCGATGCGAGCAAAGCGCAGCAGGTCGGCCAGTACCGCCAGGCGCTGCGCGAAGTGCCCGGGCAACCCGGTTTTCCCGCCAATTTCACTGGGCCGGACACCCCGGATGCGCTGTTAGATTAGGCGCCATCGAACGACAAAAACACCAAGACCCAGACCACCGACACATGACGCAAGCCCCATAGGAAACCGATTCACTGCTCCCTACCGTAGCAAGAGTCATCGGCGCGCATGTCACGCACATGCGCGCATGACGACCCATTCAACGCTGATCAACCGTGGAGCCATCATGACAAAAGTCATCGTCAATCTGGTAGGGGATAAAGAGAATCTGAAAACGCCGGCCGTCACAATCGACAAGGCGCGGTGGGGGCACAACGGATATACGGAGTTCGGCAAGGAGCAGGAAATCCCTGCCAAAAATTACACCGCGACGATCTACAGCGATGGGAAGGTCTATCGGACCAAAGAGGTCACTGTGCCGGCAAATGGCCCTGTGACGTTAAACATCAGCGTCGACTAGCACCGAAGACAGCGCCTGGACGCCCCCAGCGCCACACCCCGCAGCAAGCAAGCCCCGCCACCGCGCGGGGCGTTTTTTTTCTTCTTCCCGTCGAGGAGCCGCATGGCATCTTCATTCTTCCACGGCATCACCACCACGATTATCGATAGCGGTCCACGGCCAATTGCCGTGCCCTCGTCGTCCATCATCGACCTGATAGACACCTACACCCCCGGTGCGGATCTCGTGCAGCCCGATGTGCCGGTGCAGATCACCAACCCGCGCGAGGCCGCGCAGGCCTTCGGCCAGAACAGCGCCATCACCCGCGCCATCAATGCCATCTACGCCCGCACCTCCGCTGTCATCGTCGCGACCGGCGTGACGGAGTCGAAAGACACCAACGCGCTCACGTCCGGCATCATCGGTGGCGTCACGGCGGGCGGCGTGCGCACCGGCCTGCAGTCGATGCTCGATGCCAAATCGTGTTTCAACGTGCAGCCACGCTTGCTGATCGCACCGGGGTTCTCCGCGCGCCAGCCGGTCGCGACGGCCATGGATGGGCTTGCCGACAAGCTGCGCGCCGTCAGCATCATCGACGGCCCGGGCGTGCGCACGTGGGACACCACCGCCAATGCAGAAGTAGATGCACTGCATCCGCTTTCGCTGCAGGCCTGTTTGCGTACACCGATGCGCAATACGGCTACTGGGCGTCGCCGTCCAACAAGGAATTCGTTGGCATCACCGGCACAGGCCGGCCCATCGAGTATCTCGACAACGATCTGACCTGCCGCGCGAACCCGCTCAACTAGGCCCGCATCGCCACCATCATTCGCGATGGTGGCTACCGCCTGTGGGGCAATCGCACGTTGTCGACCGATTCGAAATGGTCGTTCGTCACGCGCGTGCGTACGCTCGACCTCCTTATGGATGCAGCGCAGGCCGGTCACAAATGGGCCGTCGACCGTGGCATTACGAAGACCTACGTGCACACGTCACCGAAGGCCTGCACGTATTCATGCGCAACGAGCGCAACGCGGGCGCGCTGATCGACTTCGAGGTCTACGCAGACCCGGTGCTCAACACCGCCAGCCGGATCGAGCAGGGCAGCGTCGTGTGGAACGTGCGCTTTACCGACGTCTTCCCGGCAGAAAACCCGATCTTCCGCTTCGAGGTCACCAACGAGTGGCTGACCCACATCATCAGACAAGGCAAAGCCAATGAACTTCGCAATCGTCCGACTCCTGACAGTGGCAGCGGTGGCTGCAGCAGCTGTGTGTGGCTGGCTGGCCAACCGGTACGAGACGACCATCGCGCAGATCCAGCGCGACCACGCCAGCGAGCGCCAGGCTGCCGTCGATACCGTCGTGACCGCGCTGCAGGCAGCAATCGGCAAGCACCGGCAGCTTACCGACCAGCTCGACGCGCTCGACCGTACCCATTTCTCGGAGATGCAACGTGCCACCGCTGAAAACACGCGTCTGCAGCGCGCTCTTGCTGCTGGTGATGTACGGATGTCAGTGCGCGCCCGTTGCCAGCCCGACGCCGGTGCCGGCGCAGGTGAAGATCAGCCCAGCACCGGCCTGGGCGATGGAGCCGCCGGCCGATGTGAGCTATCTGGAGAGGATGCGGCAGATCTTGTCGATCTCTTCGCTGGGGCCGAGCGGGATGCGGAGAAACTGAGGTATTTGCAGGGGAGGGAGCGGGCGCTTGAGGTGGCTGGTGTTTGCGTCCAACCATAAAGGGGGCGTCAGCAAGTTGCGGTGGCGATTGGCGGCAATCGGCCATGAGCCGACAACCGATTCAATACTGTCGCCCGTGCCTGACACCCCTCCTCGAGCTGCTAGGTATGGCCGCGAGTCAGTGATACGTTTCCGACAATGATCCGATACTGACCGGTGTTCCCTCGAAGATGGCGATGGAGATGGATCTGCTGCGAAAACAAGGCAACAAATTTTCTTCATGACCCTTAAGCACACTGATCATCGGCAGCCTCAAATGCACAAGTGGTTTCCACTCATCGCGCTGCTGCTCTTGGTGCTCGCTAGTCCGGTGTGGGCCGACTATACGGTTGATTTCGTGCGCATTTCATGCGTCCCGGATGCGCAATTCTTAGACGTCGAGTATCGAGGGATACACAACCCGGCGATCACCGCGTTGACTGAACACGGCACGGTTCGTCCCGACGTGTTGGCTCGCCATGGATTTTTTTCGCCAAGCAAACTCTCCTACGAATGCTCATTGCCCGACTCGAAGTACACGATCATCGCTACTCAAACTGGCTGGAGTGAACGGGGAATGTGTGGGGCTGCACCAGAGATCTTCCTGAGTCTCCAGAGAAACGGTGAGCCGTTGCTTGAGCGCGTGGTATTTGGGTCAAGTTGCTTCGGTAATCCGTTAGTCACGCGCATCACGATCGAGGACGGAAAGCAGGGTTGGTATTCTCGCGAAGCCGAGGTATGCCTCGCGCGTGGTACCGATGAAACGGCTGACAAATGTGTATGGTTCTTTGAAGACTACGGCGACTTCAAGAAATTTCCTATACGGCAAGGCGACATTCAACGTCTGCTGCAGTAAGCACAATACCGGCTAAGCTTTCGCTCTCGAGAAGTTCGATTGGCTGGTTTGGGTCGGTAGTTGCTTCTGGCGCCGGCTAGCCCACGCACCAAGCGGAGGGCCGAGACCGGCCAATAACGGCCAGCCCCAAGGGCCCGCACCGACGCCCGCAACCCGCCCAGCGATGCGAGCCCCATCCCGCCCCCTACACCCCCGCCTCAATCAAATCCGAGATCTGCACCGACGCCCGCGCAAAGTCAGTCAGCGCGCGGGCGCGCTTGTGCCGATAGCTGCCGGCGGAGATGACGACGGGTCTTTGGCGTCATCGTGCTGCAGGACGATGAGCATGCCGGTGTGGCGGTCTGCCTGGTAGATGTGTTTGTTGAGCAGTTGCAGCGCGCGCTCGACGTCGGCGGGTACGCGAGCGGCGGCGGGCGCGGCGTCGATGCGTTGTGGTGCCGTGAACTGGCCGCTTAGATTCAACAAACTAGAAGTTGCCCAGCGCCCTCCATGGTGCCGGCACATTCCCGAGGTCTTACGCCTATTGCTTCGCACCGTCAGGCCAGCTTCTGTAAGCCGTCTCCCGTCAGTAAGTAGGCAGGCGCAACCTCCGAAGTTCGAGTACTGGCTAGGCCGACTATTGCATGGCCGGCAGTCTCGGGCGTGACGAGTGCTCCGAAGGAGCGCTGAAACGTCTGGAGGAATTCATCGACGTCGACCCGGGCATGCTCGGCGTAAGCGCGAACCGCAGGTGCACCAACGCCAGTTGTTGGCGCGAAACGCGGCATCACTGTCGAGATTGCAATGTCCAATCCGGCTCGCAATGCCTCATCCTGCGCATACTGTGCGATGAAGCGCTGAGTTGCCTTGGCGCCGGCGTAGCCCCCGCTTAGCGGTGAGCCGGAGATCGCTGCGCCGCTGCTGATCACGACTACGCGCGCTCCTGGCTTTAGCGGCTTCGACAGGACTGCCTGCAACCAATGGAAAGCCATTTTCACATCGGTGTCCCAGTTGAGAGAGAACGTCTCCCAAGACTGCTCCCGGATTGTCCTCATAACTGGAGTGGCACCGGCGGCTAGGACCAGGATATCGGGATCATGCTTTGTCAGCAGCGTGGCGGCAGTTGTGAATCGCCCCGGGTTTTGCGGAGGCTCTCACTCTTGAGAGAATGCGAGCCATGAGCAAGAACAACGCAAACAAGTTTTCCCCGGAAGTGCGCGAGCGCGCCGTGCGCCTGGTGCAGGAGTCGCGCGGCGAGTACCCGTCGCTGTGGGT